ACCGCCTTGAGACATTAGCTTCGGACCACCAAATAGTGAGCTACCAAAGTTAAGTGCCATACCGAGCCAGTCTGTACCGCCTCCGCCTCCAGCTTTTCCACCTATGCCCCCAATACCTTTGAAAAGGTCTGTTAGCATTGGTGTTACATTCTTGAAAGCGCTTTCTGTAAAGCTACTTGCAAAGGAGTCTATTACTGAAGATGTAAAGTTATCTAGTAAACCGCCTAATACGTCTTTCAAATCTCCACCATGTAACAACTCTGATAGGCCATTCTTAAATGCGTTTTGGAAGTTCTCTGCGTAACCTTGAGCCGCTTTTGTAGCACCCTCATCGTTACCTTCAAGTGCTTCACCAACGTTATCTTTACCGCCCTCTTCTAACAAACTAACCTGAGTTTGGTTTAAGTTGTTAAGTAGTGTAAGTTGTGCAATAATGTCCGCTGAGTCTTGAGTACGATTCTCTTCTTGTGCCATCATCAGTTCTAGGGCTAGTCTATTACTTTGACCTGTTACCCCAAAGCCGGTAAATGCGGCAGTTCCTATTGGACCACCTTTATTTCTAAACGCCGGAACAATACCTTTGTTAATAGAACTCATAAACCCGCTACCGAATTTTTGTACAGCAGACTGCTTCATAACATACTCGCCATTAGATAACATCGCTGGGATGTCGTCTGATGTACCTGTACCCGCCCCATTAACTGGACCACCTGTAGAAAATCCCGGAGGTGTTGCGTTACCAAAGCCTTGTTTAGATTGGACTTCTAACTGTAGTCCACGTTTTTCTATTACTTTTTCAAGCTTTTCTATTGCATACTGTAAATCACTTTTACCAGTAAGGCTAAATAAAGATTTCAAAGTAGGTACAAGAGGGGTTTCTTCTAAAGAAGTAATAGAAGCCGCTAACTCTCTTAAAGTCGCTTCAGACGCAGAATCTAAATCAATAATTCCTCCATCAGAAAGAGTACTAATTAAATTACCTTGTTGTTTAAACTCGGCTATCTGTCTATCTGCTTGTTCTGTTCTGTCTTCACCGTTATTAGCGGCTCTTCCAAAGAAGTTAAAAGCGCCTTTAGTTGCATTTCTAACTGACTCGCTAACAATTCTACCTAATGCTATAACTAGACCCGCCGCTAAACCGACCAATAATCCTTTTTGCATAGCAGTACCAAGAGTAAGTCCAAGAGACTTTACTTTAGTTAGTAGCGACTGGACAACAGCCAGCTTAATAAATGCCGCACCTAGTTTGGTTGCCAATGTGGTTACAAACTTTGAACCAAATATGTATCCTGCAGTCTTAGCACCTATTGCTACAAATGCTTTTCTTGCTGTAGCACTAAATACAAAAGCACCCGCCATTATAGTAAGTGCAGTTCCTAGCTTAGTTAATGCTTCATTTTCAAATTCTGGACCATATAAACCTTCAAGGAATCCTTCGCTTATTGACCTAGCAAAAGTAGCAATACCACTTGCTATACTGCTTATAAGGTCTCCATCACCACTAGCAAAGAAATCACCAAGTAACTTACCGAAACCACGAGCAGTAGACTTTGCTGACTCTTGGAATTCTTCGTTATCTTGTAGGCTCACAACAGAGGAAATTAATGCTACCCCAATTGCTTTTCTAAATAGCGCTCCAGCTAAGCCTTTTCTGAAACCAACAAACAAAGCTGTTGCAAACAATGCACCCGCTACGTCTCCTTGTTCCCCCAAATAAGCTTTAAAGTCCGTAAGCTTTGTGGAGAAGTCTTCTCTTAAAGTAGAAGTAACACCTTTAGCACCAACAACAAGGGTTGTATTGGATAGTAGGTCAACAAACGTGTTAAACGTTTTAGTCATCCCGTCTATGCCTTTGTTGAAATTTTCAGATACCTTGGTTGTAGAAGGAAGTACGTCTTTTTCTTTACCGGTTGCTTTAGTTAAGCTTGCGTTAAAATTGTCGTAAGCAGTAGTCATGCCAGTTAGCATGTTGCTCCAAAGAGTCTCTGCTTCTAAACTAACAGTGGGTTTAATTCCATTTTTCTCAATATCAGAAGATAGTGTAGTCCACTTAGAGGACATAGAGGTAGTTGCCTTTTCAAACTTATCAACAATAGTATCTAAGTTTACACCAACTTTATCAGCTTCTATTTTAAGAGCATTTCCAAAACCAACTTCTTTAACAGAAGTAATAGTAGACAACCATAAGTCATAAATCTCAAAGTTTAAATCTGAGAATAACTGTTGTAACTTACCTGACCAAGTTCTTATTTCTGTCAAGGGGTTGTCTAAAAATTTCTTTAAACTACTACCAACAGCAATAGTTTGCCCGTCCTCCATATGAGAAGGGTCAAATATTCCTGTCCAATAAGAGTCGCCTACAACTGCTTTCCACAAACCTTTGAACAAGTCCGCTACCGCTGTAGTAAATGTTTTAATAGTTGCTTTAGCTGTATCCATGCTAGGTAACATCTCAGCTAGTAAGTCTATTTTTTTAGCACTAAATTTAATTGCTATACTAGTCTTGTCTCCTAGAGTTTTCTTAGCAGAGTTAAATCCTTTTACGATACTGTCTGCCATGTCTTTACCACTGATATCACCAGTAAAAATTCCTGTGACAAACCCACCAATATCTCTAGCAAATCTTTGAACTTTTAGTTTAGCCAATAGTAGCTCACCACCGACTAATACAGAAAATCCAATAATGTTTTCACCAAAAGATTTAACCGCAATAGTAGCAAGCCTAATACCGTCCGCAATACCTTCAGAGGTGCCTATAGCTTTGTCGAGGTTGGCAATAGCTCTAGTCCATTCGTTACCGAATACCGTAGCCAGACCGCTTACTGTAGCGTTAAGAGTGTTATACTCATCGTCTATTTCTTGAGCGCCTTCTAGTATAGCTTTGTAAACAGCTTCAGCGGTGATTTTACCCGCCATAGCCTCTTCACGTAGCTTACCAAAGGGTATTCCCATACCATCAGCAATAGCTTTAGCCAATCTTGGCATCTGTTCTAACACTGAGTTTAATTCTTGTCCACGTAACTGACCAGAAGCTAAACCCTGACCTAACTGTACGATAGCGGCTTTAGCTGATTGAGCGCCGGAACCGGATATAACAGCGGCTTTTTGGACTGCTTCAGTTACCTTTAATAACTCACCTACAGGTTTATTAGCATCTTGTAGAGCTAAACCAAACCTATTAAATGTCTCAGCGGCGGCATCAACACTACCGCGTGACCTTGCGGCTATCTTGAACAACTCGTCCATAACCACTTTTGTCTTTTGTACGTCTCTAGTAACCAGATTAACTCTGTTACCAAAATCTGTCATTGAATCTGCGCTTCTTGTTATGCTCTTTGTTAAAGCACCACCAGTAAACGCCGCTGTTATGCCTACAGCAAGGTTTCGGAATGACTTAGAAACTGCTGTTGCTCGTTTGTCTAAACTAACAACTGATTTCTCTAGTTTTCCTATTTCTCTTGAGGCTTGAGCCGCATCAGCTCTTACCCGAATCTTTACACCACTCATCTGTGTGTCTCCTTAATAAAAAAGCCCCCGATAATTTCTCGCATTTCGGAGAAGCCATCGAGGGCATTATATTAATCAGCTGGGGTAATAACGCCGATTTTAACTAGTGTTTGTTCTATGAAGTAACTAGGAGCTTGTTGACTCCACCCACGATTTAGTCGGCCTATGTATTCTACTTCGTTTATGATATTGCCACCACTAAAGCCGCCATATCTGTTTCTTTCTATTTCATCAAACCAACCCATACGAGCAGTACCTTCGTCTACCGGAGTTACTACCTTAAGTTGTGCTGTTCCATAGTGTATTAATTCTTCTATTTCTTTGTTAGCAAGTTCTTTGAATTCTCGGTCTAACCGTTCCATCTCTTGCTTAAAGTTAATCACTTCCAAAGATACTAAGCTATTGTTTTTTGCCATTTTCCATCCAAGGTGGGGTCCATCCCGAGTTGTCTTTATCTTTAGACTGCATCATCATTTCAAGGAATTTACCTTTAGGCAATGCTTTTACTTCAGCTGGAGTATTATCTTTCATCTGCTTTAGTGAAGCAAATACGTCTTCAGGTTTACCTTTAAAACCCTGTGCTTGTAGACTTAAGAAAGTACGTTGATCTTCCTTATAGCCTATAGGCCGTCGTCTAAAATAATTAACCCACTGCAAAAGCTCTGTATAAGGCATTTCTTCTCTTAGCTTATATACAGGAGTCCTCAATTCATGAGCGACTTCAAATAGCGTTTCTTCGGAAGGGGTTAGTTTCCCTCATTCCCTCCACTAAGACCAGACAAAGACATAACTTTGTTTGATAGTTTGTTTAGTTCTTCTATTGGGAACGTGTTAAAGTCTTCGTCTGATAATTCATCAGCACCTAATACTGCTACTTTAATAATGTCACGAAGGAGTCCAATTTGCTTTTTAGCGTCTTCACTGTCGCCTACTTCAGCAATAACTGTTTGTAGTTCTAATATTTCACCTACAGTTAATTTCTTGACTTCTACTTCATCGCCCATAAATGGGACTTTTTCTGTTATTGATTTTCCAACGAGATGTTTCATTGTTTTGTTTCCTATGATTAATTTAACTTATCTTTTTCTGAAAATAGTTCTGGGTTGTTCGCTTGAAAGTCATCTAGCAATTTTCTCACTGTATGTAAAACACTTAATGTTTCCATAATCTCACGACCTGTTGTTGACTCATTATCAAAGTCTTTAAATCTTTCAAACGATTTTCTAATACTTATATCTACACTTCTGCGCATGTGGCGAAAGGTTGTCCTCATGACAAAAGCTTTACTAAATGGTTTGTCCATTGTTAACTCTCTTTTTAGTGAGGCTCCTCCGAAGAGGAACCCCTTTATTCATTAAGCCGCCGCTAGCGTAGCAGGACCAAAGAAATCTGATTGTGCTGACAAAGTAACAGTTGCAGTGTTTGCGTCTGTTAATGCAGGGTTAACCAAGATAGCTTCGATTTTACCTAAGAAGTAGAACTCTGTATTGTCTACTGCTAAAGTTGTGTCTGCGCCTTCGTTCTCTGTAACAGCTTGGTTAGCCATCATAAAGCGGAAAACACAATTAGTGCCGATGATTGCGTGGATGTCGTCCATTTCAGAAGGAACGTAGTTTACAGTTACTTCTAAAGTAGGAGCATCTGCTTGACCTTGAACCTGTGAAGATGTCTTCTGACCGTAAACAGGAACGTTAACGATGTTTGCAGGTGTACCGATTGAAGGAAATTCACGTACTGAAGGCATACGAACGTGGTCTGCGTCTACAGTCCCCGGTGTTGTGCCCACAAACAAAGCCGCGCATTCTGCAACTGTGTCGGTGTCTGATGGGATTGTGCCTTTAAAGATGTCGAGGTATGTAAAAATACCCGCACCTAGGCTTGAAATATGTGCCATTTTTATTCTCCGTAATGTGTAAATGGAATTATGTAAGATGCACTATAAAGTGCTTTGTTCGAAGGGTCTAACCCCTCCACTGTTAAATATGATGTTCCTAGCTTTGTACCGTTAGATAGTGTTTTATTGTCGAGTACGGTGTCAAGTAAGTTGGCTATTGCCATCAATCTTCCTTGACCGTCACCGGCCTTAACAAATATTTTTACAGCTACTAGACCTGTGGTCTCTTTCTTTACGCCATACGCATAGTTTTTACTAGATGATGGAAGTACATTAATCAGGACGTATTCAGTATTAGAGTCTTTATTACCTAAGTAGTTCATAGGATAAGTCTTAATATTGTTTACTGTCCATGTTGATGAACCAAATACTGTTTCAACATCTCTAAGTATTAAGTCATACATTATAATTTCTCCTTTGTCAACTGCAATGTTATTACAAAACCGTCGTCTTGGAAGTCTGTTATACTGTATACTGAAGTACCTATTGTTATAGTATCATAACCGTCAACAACAACGTTAGACTTCATCAAGGCTTTCGATTGAAAGGCTCCGTCAGAAGATTTATCGGTTGTTTCTAGAAATACTTTAACTGTTTTACTAGTTGTAGTAGCTACTGCTTGCCCTGTGGCAAAGTCATAACTACTTGCGTTTTTATTGGATAAAGTTCCAGAGACCGCTAAGTCTCCGATAGCCGCAAAAGCCTTATCTACTGCCGCATTAACTTTAGCCTTAAGTGACATTAGTTAGACCTCCACCAACTAGCTCCCTGACCTAATGAACCCTTAACAATTAAAGGTCTTATAGATTTAGTTGCTTGTGTTGACTTAATTGGAGTTCTAGTAACGTCATTATTGCTATCTGATATGCTGATTGAACCAACAGAAATGCTCTCAAAGGTTTGAGTTTGTCCCATTAGTATATCTTCATTATCAATTAAGTGTAATGCTTGCTCGTAGACAGCCACTTTAACACGACTCGGTATCTCGGTATTAGTGAACGTCACCGACAACCCTAAACGATTGTCGATGTACGTAGCATTTTTCCGAGGCCAAGCCAAAGCTTGTGAGGAACTAACAGCAGACCCAATCCAAGAGTGGTCATCAACAATTTGTGTTGCTGTAACCAAAGCTTGTTCTCGAATCTCGTCTGTAGCGTTAAACCAGTTAGCACTATCAATACGAGTCTCAAGGTAGTCATCAGCATCTGCAATTTCTACATAGCTGTTCGTATTAAGAACTAGAGCCATTAGTTCCTCCTATCTGATTAAGCGTGGAATATTGGTAAGATACCTAAGTTCAAGCTATCCATTTTACGTGTGTATGATGCACCAGCACCTAGTACGCTGTTAGAAGCAAACGCATTAGTTGCGCCAGCCCAGTCGTAACCCATTGGGTGGTTGATGTAACCCCAACGATACCATACGTTTGTTGAACCACCACCTAAGTAAGAAGCCGCCGCACGGTCTACTTCTACTGGAGTTGGCATGTTGATTGCTGTTGCCGCAACTGAACCCGGCTTGATGATGTATGAACACTTAGTTGATTGTGCATTCAAGTCGCCTGAAGCCGCACCTGAAATCATTTGGTTTGCACGAGTCATAACTAGACGGAATTTTCCACCAAATACTGTTGAGAACTCAAGGTTTCCATCAGTTACACGGTCTTCGTCTACTAGGTTAGCCGCACGCATTTCAGCCATTACTTCTGGTGAAGTTACCATGTACATGAAATCTGGTTCGTAGTCTTTGAACGCCGCTCCAACAGAACGGAATAAACGCTCACCACGAGCCGCACCCATTGCTGATGAATCAAATAATTTACGTGCATCTGAAGAACCAGTTGCCGCCGCCCCGTGTAGACCTAGTGCGTTTACGTCACAGAAGAATCCTGTATTAGCCGCATCTGCGTCTGTATCGAAATCGATGATTCCGCCGTTACCTGAACCGCCTAAGTCACCTAAAGTAACTTCTGAAAGTGTTACACCTTTAAGAACTGACAATAATGCGTCATGCTCGTCTTGTGCACGTACTTCAGCAAAGTCACGAGCGATTTTCGCTAGACCGTCTTGCTTTGATACTACTTCTTGCATGTTAACTTGCTCTGCACCGAATGTACGAACAGTTTTCACGAAGTTAGCAACGTCTGTTGCGATGTCTGTGTATGTACCATCTGTAGCTGATGACAATGAAGCAACGTTTACAGTTGATGATAGTGGTTTGTACCATCTGAACTGACCTACGAAAGATTCACCTGAAGCGTCAATTCTTTGGTCTGCGGCAACAATACCTGTGCCGTTTAATTTCTTAGCGCTTGTATAAGCTTCGTCTGAGTAAGCAGAGATTGCTAAAGCAATGTTCTGAAAATCTGTGTTTGTAATAGCCATTTTATTTTTCCTTATGTGCTAATTATAGCGTTTTTTGTTTTAGATATTAAAATTACCTAGTTTACCTTTTTGGGCAAGAGCTAGTATTTCTTGAGTTGACATTTCTGATATTGATTTAGAAACATCAGTCGAAGGCGCACCAGCTGGATTGCCTGTACCTGCACCTGTGTTAGATTTAACACGGAACAAGAATGAGTTATCTTCGGACTTAGAATAAGCTTCTACGTAGTCACGAATGTTTGAACCTGTTGAATGGACCCATTGTCCTTCTTCATTTTGAACCAATTGGTCAACAATCTCTCTGCGAGCCATGTCGCGAGATTTATCGTTGCGGAATTCCATGCCGGATAGGGCATCATTTAAGACACCGTCACGCTTGAGTTGAGTTGTCTCTTTTGCATAGACATCTAACTTAGCACGAGCCTCGGCAAGTTCCATTTCAAGAGCTTCTTGTAATTTACCTTCTTCTTTCATTCGAGCAATAGTGTCTTCTTTTTGTTTAGACTCCATCTCGACTTTAAGCTTTAAGGCTTCATCACGCTCACTAGCCATACGGTCCATATTAGCTTTCATCTTGGCTAATCGTTCTTCAACAATTGCTTCGACATCATCTTTAGGAGCTTCTGGTGTAGCTGGTTCTTCATTAATTACTTCTTCAACAACTGGTTCTTCCACTTGTGTTACATTTTCTTCGATTTGATTATCTTCGCTCATTTTATTTCCTTTCAAGCACAGCTTGGGTTGATATATTAATTATGTGTCACAGACACGTTTATTTATTTAGTCATATAGCTATTACAAATATCTATGGACCGATACCATACCAATCGTTTCCTTTTCGTATGGGTTCGAGTAATTCTTTCGGAGTAATTTTATTATCAGGGTCTATTAATCCGTCTTCTTTAGCTCTTCTTAAGTATTTATTATATGTCGCCCTTGACATACCTGACTTTCGCATCTCTGCAAGAGTCTGTTTAATCGTCCCTTGTTTTAACGAATCTGCATAGATTTGTCTTAAGGCCGATTTAGCGGGAACCGCTTCACCAAGGTTTGAGAAGAAAGCATCGTGGATTGTTCCAGTGTCTACTTTATTCTTCCTCCCCCAAAGGTGGAATTGTCTAACAATCGAAGCGTCATTGCTATGATTGCCATTAACACCAAGACCTATTGAAGCATCCTGTATACTGGATTGCGACATTAGTTTACCGTCTTTTGATGGTGATTCATAAATATTGAAGACTTTCTTTCCGGTAACAGGGTCTTTAAAGTCTATTCTTGTCTGTTCTTTTACTCGATATCTTTGCATCATTTTCTTACCGTCAAATGTCACCCACGGGATGTCAACTGACCCTGACTCTGCAACATAGTCTTTTGCAACGTCTTTCCAGAATTTGATAAATTTACCAGTAACAGGAACCTCTTGTTCGAGTTTAGCACTCATAATCTTAGATATCTTATCAAACAAACGAGTACCGATTAGGTCACCTGTTTCGTCTTTAAGTTTAGCTAAGAACATGTGCATGTCCTCGGAATTCTTTACACCGTCTCTGAACTCTGCACGAGCAGTTTCATATAACGAGTCAGTGATGGAAGTACCTTCTTTAGAAGATAATACCACTTTCTTTTTGATTTCTCGTAATTCATCGATTCGAGACCAATTCTTTCTATCCATTTCAAAGCTTATCTTAGCGTCTATAGCCTTCTTAAACTTGTCAACCTCTTTAGTAGATATAGCTATCTTGCCTTTCTTAGCAAGAACTTTAGCAAACTGATTAGCAACGTTAGCAGACTTAGTAGCATCCCCGGCACCGTAAAAGGCAACCATGTTTTGATTCTTTGCCGCTTTCATTAAGTCAGTCCAATCTAAATCCATATCGGCTAATTCAGGTATAGCTAAAAACTCAGCATCATCAACAGTGCGTTTCGCAATTTCATCATAGAGTCTTTGTTTCTTTGATGTTTGTAATACATTAGATAACTCGGCGGAGGCCCTGTCACCTGTAGATAAAGATATAATCTGCGCTCCACTAGAGGAAGCATCGTTTTCTATCATCATCTTTGTTTTGTATTGTGCTAGTCGTTGTCGTTGTGCGTTAGTCCATAGAGACTTATTAGTAACCATTTCACCATTCATATGCCTGTGTATACGAGTATACTCAAGAGCTAGTCTAGCTAACTTACCAACTTCCTTATCTTCAGTAACCGCTACAAGAGGGTTAGATAAGAATTCTTTGATACGCCTATCTGGTTGTGTTGGAGACATCATAGCCTCACCAATTTGAAGTAAGTTCTTTTCTTGGTCTTTAAAAGCTTTTATTCTACCTTGATTAGTTAATGTGTTTAAAGGATTACCTATAAGAGCGCCAATTTGAACTTGTAGTTCTTCTACCGCATCCGCATTGATAGCTATTTCTCTAGCAGTGTTTAAGAAGGGCCTAACAGCCTCTCCTTTAGTAGGTGTAAGCAAACCACGATGATAAACACGTCCACGAAAGTCTATTGAAGCATCAACAGAGAAAGACTGTCCTTTTTGTCTATAGTACTTAGCTGTAGCCATAACGCCACGACCATCATTACCACGACCAATAAAGAGTTTCTTCATTTCGTTAAGTTCATCCCACTTCTTAGCTTCCCCTCTTTTATCTTTAAAGTAGACGAGCCGTTCTGTAAAGTCGAAAAATTCAGGGTCAACCTCATATTTAACTGAGTTAGCATGATTAAGCATTTTAGCCATGTCGCGGTCAATTTGTGTTGGGTCATAGTCTCTATAAACCTTCTCAGATACAACCGGCATCTTAGTCTTTCTACCACGAGCATCATAGAACTCTTTAGAGCCAGCTTTAGCATAAACTTTGTTCTTGTTATCGTGATAACCGAATCGTCTAGCTGTACGAGCCTTCTCTGAAGCAATCTGTAGCTGTCTCATTGGACCATTAACAATAGTGAGCTGTCTAGTAACATTAACACCACGCATAGCGGTATTACTAGAAGGCCTACCTGTCATTAGGTCAATAGGAGAGGACGTACCAATGTCTCTGATTGTAGTTGTTCTTATCATTCCTTGTTGTTCAAAGGACTTGATTATCTTACTACCATCTCTGTGGAAATCTTTAAGACTTTTAGAACGAAATAAATTTAAATCACCCAGTTCATCATCAAACAACTGTCCGATTTTAATAGCTAACATGTCATAGTCAGCACCATCCGCAGTAGCAATAGCTTCCATAGCTTTGGCAGTAGCATTAATAGATTTGTCTTTTAAGGCAACTTTAGCTTTAGCCCTACGTCTTGCGTATAAGAATTCTAAATCAAGTAGCTCTCGAGTATTACCTCTTAACTTCGCTAGTTGGCTTGTAAACCAAGAATCACTTGGAGGCTTCTTGGCAAATAAAGCTTGTAGCTTTCTCTTTTGCTTAACGCCCGGAATGTTATCAATAAGTTTGTTCTTAAGGTTAGTTATAGAAGGATAACGATTAATAATAGGTTGTGTATAAGCCGCTATAGGAGCCTTACCACTAAAGTAAGCTTTCTTAGCAAGCCTTGCACCCTCTCTGCCACGCCATAATTCAATGTATCTGTTGTCGGCAATCTGAGAATCAATTAATTCACCAATAGTATACTTTTTATTAAAGATGAATACGGCAGGGTCATTATCGAGTGCTTGGTTTAAACCACCAAATAACTTACCTCTATCGGCAGACCTATTAAACATAAGTGTACCTAAGTCTTGTACGGAGTTAAGTGTAAACTTTCTGAATACAGAAGTAGGTTTACCCCAAGCTTCACCAGAAGTATTGTATCTAGTAAATGTTTGTCGCATAACATCTGTAATAACAGAACGTTGATTGATTGATATGTCTTTGCCCAAGTCTTCAACGAAGTTTGTGATATAGTTCTTTTGAAAGTCTGTAAGACTGTCACTAGCGGTTACTCTTGCTAAACGCTCAGTAAGTATTTCAGGCTCTTGAATCTGCAGATGTCTACCGGCACCACTTGTATAATTAGCACCTTCTGCGTTCATTACAGCACCGTCACGGTTATTCTTAAAAGCTCTACGACTGCCTTGTTTCTGAGATAAAGAGTTACCCTTGAAATCTGTTAAGGCTAGTGCTTGAGCATTTTCTGCCGCATCGTTTTTAAAGTGAGCTTTTAAAGCCGCAGTATTAGATTTGGATTTCATTAATTCATCTGGAGTATTAAAGTCCAAACTTACAACACTATCATTTTTGGCTGTAGGTCTTTTAACTGTTTTATTACCTCGTCTCATTAAACCTTGTAAAGACAAAGCCTTGCCTAAAGGTGAAACAAATTCAGAAGCTTTAAGCCTACCTGATTGGAATAGCTTTGCTTGACGCTCACCGCCGAGTTGTTTAACTTGTACATCAGTGCCTTGTCGCCTTAACCAAGTCGTGTAATCTTTAATTTTACTAACCTTGCCATCAAGCTCTGCCGTTTTAATTTTCTTAAGGTTTCTAGATTTAATATTCTTTGATTTAATCGCTTCAAGCTCGTCTTTAGCTTTAATAACTGGCACCATTGTACTACGGCAGTTCCAGTGTAAAGGAGGTTGATAACGCCTGTCATTGATATCATATAGTTGCCCATTGTGGTAAGAACAAATCGCACTTGTACGACCATCTAATATAGCAGTAAACATATAACCTTTGATTACTTCTGCATTAGCTTCCATTACTTGATTCAACGCATTGGTTTGTGTTGTAGTAATAGATGTCCTTGTTAGTGTTTTAGCCTGATGTTCTGTTATTTTAGTTGTCTTCATAACATCTTTAATAATTTCATTTTGGGTTAAACCCTTGGCTAGTCCACCTTTAACTTTTTGTTGTATACGAACCAATTCACCAGCGGCAATATTGCTAGTGTTCTTCTTAAGAGTTCTAACACCCTTAATTTGTGGTCCTGTTATTTCTGCTAGAAGCGCCTTAGTCTTGGGCTTCTGTATTCGATAGAACTTTTTTAGTTCAGCATCGAGGTTGTTCTTGTGAAAGACCCTTTGTGAGTTGGAGAACTCTTTTAGGCTTTTATCATTATGACCTAATAGTTCTTTTCCGAAGCGAGTTACTTCAGGTTTCACATCAGCACGGATATCCCCTTTTAAAAGGTCTCTCAAATTCCGTTTGTGTTTCTTTATTATGACACGGTTCTGTTTCTGAACACCGTTTTCATATAGTCGGATGTCACCATTGTGGTCAACTATCCTATCAAAAATCTTTTCGTTAATCGACATAGTATCTTCTCCATTACTATAATTCGTGGATGTGTAGTCGGCCACCCCTAAGGGTGACCTAAGAATTTATTCTTCGTCTAGATTGATGTCTTCGTCACTAGGCGTATTTGTCAAAGGGTCTGTCTGTATAGCTTGAATAGCTTCTTCATCGTCATAATCAGCAGGAAGAAAGTCATTATACTTCGCAATGTTGATAAATGTATCACGAGAAATAATACCACTTTGGTACCATTCTGATACTAGACGCATAGAGCCTTCTCCACCTACAGTAGCGGCAAAGTCGGCAGACAGTTGGAATTCAATATCATTACCTGTATAGGCAGTGTCGTATTTCCAGTTAATCATAAAGGCTAGTATTTCTTGCATAGTGCCAGATATCTTAGCGTTCATTGTTCCTAATTGAGCAGTCTGAGAAGCATTACGAATCTCTAAAGCAACACCAGAAGCGGCTTGTTCGGGGGATAACATACGTATTCCCATTTTGGCCATTTCAGTAACAGTAGCTTCAATAGCTCTGTCCATGTCTGATAATGCGCCAGTAGGTGTTTCTAATACAGTAATGCTTTCATCTTTACGAACACGTAACCAAGTACCTAAACCTGCCCCTACTAGTTCTTCAAACTCTTCGTCAGTCATGTCAGATTGTACAACAGGGGTATAAGTAGCCGCACCCATTAAAAGGTGGTTTCTACGAGATACTTTATTATACAAAGCAACTTCACGGTCTATCAAAGGCATTAACACTGGTTCAACGGGTTCTAACTGTCCATTTAAAGGAAAGGCGGGTATTCTAGTCAAACGTTCACCAAACTTCATTGGATAAACTGTATCATATAATTGGAATCCACCATCAGCAGAGTCTTCGTACTCTTGTTGTATAACACCGTTTAGTGATTCTACTTCATGTGAGCCGTGAGCCTTTTTGTAGTAGTCTAGTACTAAGTAACCTTGCTCATCTAAGTAATGGTCACAAACAGTATCAATATAGTTGGGGTGCCAAGGATTATCTTGAGTATACTCTTCTGTTATGTATCGGGTAGTCCAACGTGAGAGAGACTTAACACGAGTAACTGGATGTGTCTTTACCTGTACGTTAATAACGTTTTCAGCCTTAATCAAAACAGGATAAGGAGAAATCATCATTCTTTCTTCAGGTGTCATCATTTCTAATTCTATATCAGAAATAGTAGGTCTATCAATATAAACCCAAGCACGAGAAGTTTGTAATTCCTCCCAAATAGCGGCATCTAAAAAGTTAAATAAAGAAGCACCGTCCAGTGTAATATCTTTTGTAACCCAATCATACGCTTCATCAGGCAGTTCCTCTGGAAGAGTTAAGGAAGAAGGTTTTCGTAATAAAGCACTAATAAGAACACGAGCATACTGGGTTGTTAGGCCCGGCAGTTCGCCTTCTGATTTGTAAAAATCGTATTGTGCTTGTGACATACTGGGGCTAAAAGGCAACAATAAGTTTGAGTAATCGTGTTCAATATATTCATCATGGGCTTTAGCGTGAGCCTCACCTTGAAGTACCGCACGAGCCTTTTTCCATAGTGGTTTAAGTGACAAATAAGAAGCACTTGGAGTCTCAACACCACGTTTCTGCGTATTAGCCGCAGTCTTAATAAGAGCCATCATAGTTCTCCTTTGTTGTTATTGTTTAATTAATTATAACTAAAAACACCTAATCAAGAGGGGTGTCTTAAGGTATACTTAAAGATTAACCTTGTAGTAGTATTAGTATTAGTTAGGGGCGGCTGTGGGTCATTATTCCGCCCTATTTTCTACCATATAATTAAGTAAGAGAGAAAGGTTTTAACCCCCCTCTCTTTGATAGGACTGTCAGACACTTGAGAGCCTGTCCTTTATTATCATTATTCCGCCCTATTTATTATTTTCCAACAAGTTAACCTTGCCAACGTGCTTTGCCATCTCTGACATCAACATGTGTAAATGTTTTATAGCGTCCTAGGCCACCTTTGTGGAATACGTTTAAATAGTTATATACCTTACTTGCGGGAACACCCTTCACAACTATGTCCGCCGCCATCCCCTTTACATGGTAAGAGCCTTTAGCACCACCTACAGCGGCGTTATGTTTTGGGCTTCTGTAACCACTGTTGATTGTTATAGGGGCATCAAAGTGTGTTCTAATAGATTCTAGCAATTCTAATAGCTTTGGATCTATTCCGTTTTCAGGCATGGTTTGGCTTCCCTTACAACAAAATTCAGATACTTTAAAGTTTTCAGAAAGATATCCTCTTTTTAGAGTAGGTTTAAATATATTAGATAATTTCATTTTACTAAATTTCATTGTTTCCACTTATCCACCATTTTCTCGCCAGACCGGCCTACGATGTAACCACCTACACCAATCTGTAATAAGCTCCATAGCTCCGAAGGTAAGTCGATAGAGTAAGTTGTACCTAAAAACATGTTTGTTACTGGGAAGAACAAATAGTTAAGAGCAACTATTGCGATGATAACCATCATCAACAAAGGCCTCCATGAGGCTGTTAGCCAGTTAGTTGACTTTGCCTCTTCTAAAACAATCTGTCCACGCAGTGCCTCTAGGCTGTCTGTGTGTTCTAATAGTGCAAGTTTAATTTCTTTCTCGACTTGTTTTGACTTATCCCCATCTGGAATAAGTCTTTTAACTAGGTCACCCATAATAGGCGCTAATGCTGTAATTAATGGTGTCATTTTATAATCCTTGACTAATGCTAAATTCATAGGCGTTAAGCCATTTAGCTTGTTCAGGAGTGTGGTAGCAGTATTGTTTAACTCTACCTACTTCTCCATTTATTTCTGTAACACCATATAATGTGTTATAATCACCCCGTTTGTATTCCAAACCGAAGTGTTCTTCTACTACGTCAGGATCTGCTGAAAAGTAATAATCTACAAAGCTTGTAGCTTTTTCAGGACAAGGTCTTCCGTATTCTGCGTAATTTTCTGCATAGAAATACACTTCACATCCTTCTGGTAAATAAGAAGGGTCTTCACCTTTATGCAGATAATATGCCCTTAAGTAGCTTTCTGCAGAAGTTAAAGAGAATTTTCTGGCAGTTAGTAATGCGTGATTACCTAACAGTCTTCTAGAAAAACCCCTAGGTAAACAACAGGTTACCATTTCTTCTTCTACTACTTCATGCCATACGGGTGAAGATATGGATATGTAGTTTCTTCTTTTAGCCCAAGGAAATACTGCTTGTAGCGTATCGTATATTTCTTGAGGCTGTTCTGAGTGAAAGTAAGTTTGCCTTACGTTTTCCCCACTTACACATTCTTCTGAAGGAGAGCCTATCATGTCCAGTCATCCTTTATAAGTGCAAATATTTCTGCTTCAATATCAGAATCCGGAGGTAAAGAAAGATATCCTCTCATTTCTTCTATTCCATCAGGTTTCTCATCGTTTACACTGCCTTGGAACGCGCAGAAGTCTACACCCAAATTACCGTCGGCTTCTTCGATAACTCTTAATACTTCAAAATTCTTAATCATATCTCGCTCCGTTCGCTATAATAGCTGTGTTGTTAGCTGTGTTAATAGTTTCGTTAGAGTAAGGCCAGTTACCGCCTGTACCACTATCTCCTCCGGTGCCGATTCCTAAGAAATCATTATACTTATCGTAAGTCCAGTTGCATCCTTTTTCAGTTATAATCCAACCGGCTTTTAAAGTGCCGCTATTCCAACTTATACCGCCCCTATAAAAAGCAAAGTAAGTAGAAGTAAAATAATAAGTACGTTCAAAACCAATGCAACCCAAATAATCGTCACTAATACCGTCACACTCTACTTCTGTTTCTGTAACAGTTAATTCTCTTTCTGCTTGAGCTAAACTCAAATAAGAAAATATAGGCTTAGAAGGTTGATTTGATAGGCTGTAG